CTTCTTTGACTCAGATCAAGGGAGATCCAGACAGATTGATATTGACTATGAAGAGGGGGCAATCCCCAGTATTCATGCTCATACAGGTTATGATATCCCGCATGATGGGTCACATGAAAAGCTCACAGGAGCCGAAGGCCGTTTAATGAAACAGATACTTGACTTTTGGTACAGGAACAAGTAAACTGATTTTGCCGAGAGTACGAATGGGGGGCAAGTTCGCCTTGCATTTGCAAGGAGGGTCGGGTTCGAGTCCCGATGAGGCAAAAATCGGATATTCCGTAAAAAAAGCAGAGCAGTGATGCCCTGCTTTTTCATTTGCATTAAAAGCAGAGGTAGAGATGGGTGGAAGAGGAGCTAGCTCAGGTATAGGAAAAGGTGGATCTGGCAGGCCCAACGAAGCGACAGAGCAGTACGTCAGCGGTGACGGTATGTGGATAAATGGCTATCTCAGGGACAGCACAGGCTATGGAGAGCTCAGCCCAGGTGAGAGGGAGTACCTAAGAGACCTGGACAGAGCTACAAACGGCAAGCTGCCAGATAAAACCCTGTACAGATCGGTGGATGCCTCAGCCATCTTTGGTGCTATGGGCGACGATGACTATCAAAACCTGTATTCGGTCCTGGCCTATGGAGATAATGCATTCGGTAAAGGCGCATACGCCAAAAGCCTTGTTGATAAGGCCAAAAGCCGCATGCAGAGTGCTATAGGCAAGACCATCACCGAAAAGGGCTTTATGAGTACCACATCAAGCAGGCAAGTCGCAGAAGACTGGCAGGGCTTTACGGGATCCACAAAACCCGTGGTGATGGAGATAAAGACAGGCAGCAAAACCCGTGGGGTCAATCTAAGCGGGTATGACAAAAACGTGGCACCTGGTGATGCTCAGCATGAGAGGCTTTTGGCAAGAGGCCAGTCTTATCATGTTGACAGCATCGGGCTGAAAAACGGCAATATATACGTAAATGTAACGATGGAGTAAGATATGGGTGGCAGAGGAGCAAGTTCAGGAATGGGCAAGGGCAGAGGCAGCGGTCCTCGGCCTGTTACGTCTTTCCAGGATGGAGATGCGGTTATAGATCTCGTGGATGCGCCACTTGTCTATGGGTCAAGGCACAACCTGGGCGATACAGACAAGGCGACAAGAGACTTTGAAAACAAGAGAAGAGCAGCAAAGGTTGAGTATGGCACAACCATCGCACCTGATGGCACCGTCATTGGGGAAAGACGTGGAGGAAAAGGCAGTGTCCGTACTCCTATTTCGGAAATGATGAGGGCAAGCACATTCTCACATATCCATCCCAGAGAAGCGGGCACTTTAGGCGGGACATTCAGCCCTGAAGATCTGCAGGTGTTTGTCCGTCGGTCCAACTTAAATGCTATGAGAGCCGCAGCAAAAGAGGGCCAATATTCAATCATGAGAGGTCCTAATTTTGACGGGGACGGACTTTTGCGGTATTATGCAGGTGTCAACAGGAATCTGTCTTCGCAGCAGAGAGACGCATCTCGTGCTCTCCAAAAAAGCGCAAACGATCTTGTGAGTGATTATATGGCTGGGAGGATATCCACAGACCAATACAACCAGAGGGCAGAATCGATCAGATCTGAATCAAAGAATCTGTTTAACAAGACTCTTGTGGGCCTGCACAATGCTCTCCTGGACGGACAGGCAAAGTACGGATATTCATATACGCTAGAGCCAAAGGGATAAAGGAGATAAACGATGGAGAAGGTTATTGACAGAAAAAGTAAAGACGAGAACAAAGAAGGCTATGAGTCAACATGTGGAGGCATGGAGTTCCCAGAATTAAACATAGCCATTCCCACAGCTGACGAGCTAGACAAGGAGAAGGAGAATGGCAAGACCGAGAATTGAGATCCCACAGGATCAATTTGAAGGCCTTTGCAGGATCCAGTGTACTCAATCTGAGATATGCGCCTATTTTGGAATTGACGATATGACTCTTTCAAGGTGGTGTCAAAGGACATATAAAAAGAGTTTTTCGGAAATTTTCGAAGAAAAAAAGGGAATCGGGCGTGTTTCTTTAAGGCGCATGCAGTACAGACACGCAGAGACCAATCCTGCAATGGCTATGTTCTTAGGCAAGCAATGGCTGGGCCAGCGTGACAGGTTCGAAACAACCGTCAAGACCGAAAAGGACGATGACCCCATCACTAAGGCCATAAAGGAGAGCATGCTCAATGGGCCTGAGTCCTAAACAGCAAGAGATACTAAAATTCCCATATACAAAGTATGATGCCCTGATATGTGACGGGGCGGTAAGAGCGGGCAAGACCAGTATCATGGCCTTGTCTTTTGTTTTGTGGGCTATGGGCAACTTTGACAAGCAGCAGTTCGCACTTTGCGGCAAGTCTGTAGGCTCTGTCACCCGTAACGTGCTCAATCCGCTGCTTTCCATCCGCTATCTATCGGAGCAGTTCCAGATGCAGTATAACCGATCTGATCATTGCTTGGTGGTAAGGCGTGGAGGCAGAGAGAACAGCTTTTACCTTTTCGGAGGCAAGGACGAGAGCTCGCAGGACCTTATACAGGGTATCACCTTGGCTGGGGTCCTTTTGGACGAGGTGGCGCTGATGCCTCAATCATTTGTCAATCAGGCAATAGCAAGATGCTCGGTAAATGGGCGCAAGCTGTGGTTTAACTGTAACCCTGCAAACCCGATGCACTGGTTTAGGCAGGAGTGGCTCCTGCAGCTGGACCAGAAGAACGCCATGCACTTGCATTTCACCCTGGACGATAATCCTGGCCTATCAGAGGAGATCAAGGCCAGTTATCGCTCGATGTACTCAGGAGTGTTCTATAAGCGATTTATAGAGGGCCTGTGGGTGATGGCTGACGGTGTCATATACGACATGTTCGATGCCAATGAGAACGTGTACAGGGATGACGAAAAGCCTCAAGACCTGTATTGGACAGGTGTACGCTATATCGCTGTGGACTATGGCACGACAAACCCAATGCGCTTTTTGGAGATATACGACTATAAAGGCAAGGTCTATATTGACAAGGAATATGACTGGGACAGCCGAAGAGAGTTCAGGCAGAAGACAGACAGCGAATATGGCGATGACTTTATGACGTTCCTTGGCGACAAGCCATGTAGCGCAGTATACGTGGACCCCTCGGCTGCAAGCTTTATCACAGAGCTTGAGTCAAGGGGTCTTTACATTATCCCTGCAGATAACGACGTTCTGAACGGTATCAGACGTTGTGCAAGCCTCATGGGGAGACGTGAATTGCTTATAAATTCCCGCTGCACAAGGCTTATTGACGAGATAGGTACTTATTGTTGGGATACAAAGGCAGCGCAAAACGGAGTAGAACGGCCCGTGAAAACGGCTGATCACTCATGCGATGCTATGAGATATTACATAAACAGCCTTCCACCGTGGAGATTTGGAGAAAATGAGTAGACGTAAGAAGGAAAATCAAATACAGACCACGGATGCCTTTAGCAATCCAATGTACAGGCTGGGCTTTGGTACTCAGGCACCACTAGAGGCGACTGAATACCCCTTAACAAGGCTGACTCAGAATTACGGGCAGCTCAATAGCATGTACCGTACAGGGTCCATCCTGCAGGCCGTGGTGGACATCGTCCCGCAAGACATGCTCAGAGAGTGGTTCACCATATCGGGCACCATTGATGCAGATAAGCAAGAAGACCTTGCCAGGGTGATGCGAAAAACTCACCTCAGAGACAAAATCGAAGAGGGCCTCAGATGGGGCAGGCTTTATGGCGGGGCCGTGGGAGTTATCCTCATAAGAGGCCAGGAGAACAGGCTCGATAAGCCTTTGAACCTCAAGACCGTGATGCCAGACAGCTTCGCAGGGCTTTTGATACTGGACCGTTGGAGCGGTGTATATCCAGATATGGAGATCGTTTCCGACATGAGCGATCCCGATTTTGGCCTCCCAGAGTATTACACGATATCCTCAGGAGAAAACGGGCAGATCACCTCAAGGGTGCACCATTCAAGGATAGTCCGCTTTACTGGCAGAGAGCTGCCATTCCTGGAAAAGCTGGCAGAGACATACTGGGGCGAGTCCGAGATAGAGCCTGTTTTTTCTGATATACGGCTTTATGATAACGTCATGGCAAACATGGGCAATCTGACATTCAGAGCGAACGTGGATACCATGTACATCAAAAACCTTGAACAACTGTTCGCCATAGGCTCAACCGAACAGCAGAAGAGATTTTGGAACATGATGCAGGCCCAGAGCGTGGCACAGTCCAACTTTGGCTATCGCCTCATGGACCAGGAGAACAGGGCTGAAAACTCACAGTACAACTTCACAGGCTGGAATTATGTCATAGAGGCCATACAGGTGAATTTGTCTGGGGCTACACACATACCCGCAACAAAGCTTTTCGGACGCTCACCTGCAGGCATGAATGCCACAGGCGAAAGCGATCTGAAGAACTATTACGACTTTATAGACGGCCTCAGGGAGTCGAAGCTCAGGCCCGTACTGGAGAAGCTGATGCCCGTGCTTTGCATGAGTGCTATCGGAGAGGTGCCAGAGGATGCGGAGATCACATTCCCGCCGCTGTGGACCCCGACGGCTGGAGAGACTGCAGCCATAGCTCAGACTAAGTCAGGCGCTATCCTGGGAGCATTCCAGATGGGAGCTCTCACATTAGGCCAGGCTCAGAAGGAGCTCAAAAAGCTGGCAGACGAGACTGGCATGTTTGACTCCATTACGGACGAGGACATCGAAAAGAACATGGACACAACCATCCAGGACCTCACAGCTATGCAGGATCCTTTGGCAGGCCTTTACGGAGGTGGCAATGAGGACGGAGGTGGCGATGAGGATAATTCTGGAGGACCCGAGGCTGGACAGGCCGAAGGTGAGCCTGCCCTATAGCAGGGATGGGGGATCCGCAAGGATCCCTTTTTACATGGTCGTGTAACTCAGTTGGCTAGAGCCTTGGTGCATCGGTTCAAGTCCGATCACGGCCCGTATGCGAATTACCGAGGCGTTCCTTGTGAGAGCGCCTCTTGCTTTTGAGGGAATTAATGACACGTACAGAGCTGGACTTCTTAAGAAAAATCTATCTCAAGGCTGAGATAGATATCATCAATGAGATTTCACGGCTGAGGCAAAAGGGCCTTATAGACTATCACGCTATAGCAGCGCTTGAAAGAGTCCAGAAGATCCTTCTATCGTTGCAGGATACGTGCTGGAAGTACGTTCCCAGGATGATAGAGCGGGAATTTTATGTGGCCCATCCTGAAATGTATACCAGGTGGCCCAAAACAGCCCTGGAGCACCTTATAGGCTATCAAAACGCATTCAATTTGCCCATAGCTGAATTAGAGGTGGCCCAGAGGCTCACCTTTGCCCTTCTAAGCGATTTAGAGAGGGCGGGTGGACAAATAATGGCTGACCTCACAAATTATCTTGTGGGACGGAATATGGGCGATATATACAGGCAGCAAGGCCTGGAGATGGTCCTTAAGATAAGAGCCACAGGCATGCCGCTCGAAGCGAAAGAAGACTTTTTCAATGCACTCAGGAAAGAGGGCGTGACAGCGTTCGTTGACAAGCGGGGCAGGAAGTGGTCCCTTCATACTTATGCAAACATGGTGACACGCTCCGTGGTGAAGCAGGCTGGCAATGTAGCCATCCTCATGAAGGATCCCGAGCAGGACCTTTACATGATCACGAAGCTTGGCACCACGTGCCCAGTATGTGCACCTTTTGAGGGCAGAGTTTACTCAAAATCGGGAACGTCTGAGACATTCCCGCCGCTGGCAGACGCTTTTGGCAAGATTGACAAGGACGGGCCGAACACGCTGGACAATACGTGGCTGACCATTCATCCTAATTGCCTGCATTCCCTGGTGCCCTGGACCCCATTGGGGCTCAGTGAAAAAGAGCTTGAAGAGATCGAGAAGAAGTCCAGTCCCGTGACAAACCCCTATGATGTGGACCCCAGATCGAAAAAGCAGATAGAGGCATACAGGGACAATCAAAAGGCAAGGCAAAAGTGGCTTGCCGATTTCAAACAGTTTGAAAGAATGCGGCTTGCCATTCCAGATAAGGTACCTAAGACTTTTCAGACCTTTGAAAAGCACAAGCTGGCAAAAGACGATAAATACAATGGATGGCTCAGAGCTTATAAAGAAGCTCAAAAGGCCGTTGAGGGGTAACGCCATGAACAACTTTGAAGTAGTAATGCGTATGCTGGTGGGGGATTATGACCCCAGTCAGCCACGAGACGAAAATGGAAGATGGACTGATACAGGGAATATCAACACATCTGTGACGGGGTACCAATCAGGCCAGATGGACCTGCATATGTCATATACCCAAGGCGGCAAAGAAGCAGGATACATAGACTATGCAGAGTATGACGGGGTTCCGTTCATAAAGTATATAACGGTGGATCCCGAATTCAGAAGACAGGGCATAGCCACAAAGATGCTCAAACAGCTGCAAAAGGAATACCCAGATCAAGAGATAGACTGGGGGATGACTACACCTGATGGGACAAAGCTCAAGGAAAAGGTGGCGGTCAAGATAGAGAACAAGACAGCCATCAAAGTCAATAAGGCACTCAATCAGGAGCGGGGAAAGCTAAACACCATTGAGGCAAAGCTAAACGAACTTTATGAGGCCACCGAAAACAGGGACCCCACGGATGAAGAGAGTGCTGCTTTTGAGAAATATGGCAAGGCCTGGGATAAATCCTATGCTAAAGTCAGAGCCCTTGAGGATGTTGCAGAGGGCATGAAAGAGTATAAATACATGATTCCAATAGATTAAGGGGAAAAGCTATGATCACATACTTTGGCTCTCAGATCAGCCCAAACAAGGTTGAAACAGCTGAGGGCTTTTTGATTTGTCGCAACGTACCAATAGCAAGGATTGGAGACCAGGAATATCTGGCAAGGGAGATACAGCTCCAGGGAGATCCCGATAGGCGGGTAACCGTCCACAGGTACCCTGAAGAGGTGTTCAACGAGGCAACGGTGGCATCGTTCGAGGGTAAACCTGTAACGGACACTCACCCGAGCGAATTTGTGGATCCCGACAATTTCAAGGACCTTGCAAAGGGACACGTTCAGAACGTCAGGCGGGAAGGAGACTACATTGTGGGCGATCTGTACATCAATGACGCTGGACTCATTGAGAAGATACAGAATGGCACCAAAGAGGTCTCATGCGGGTATGTTTGCACCTATGAGCCCGACGGAGGCGACTATAAGCAAACACATATCAGAGGCAATCACGTGGCAGTCGTGCAATATGGCAGGGCTGGACACGAGGTAGCAATAAAAGACGCTGCCACAGGAGTGGCAGAGAAAGGACGTACTCTCATGAGTAGATTTAAGGAGGTCCTTGCTGCTTTTGGTACGGCAGCAAAGGACGCAGAGCCCAAAGATTTAGAGGCACTCACCACGCTGGCAGACATGGCTATGGATGCGCAGGAGGCCGCACCCGCTGAACCTGAGAAAAAGGAAGAAGCGCAGGAGGCTGTACCCGCTGAAGAGGCCAAGGACGAGATGGTGGAGAAGGCACCTAAGGGCGATGACCTGGGCACCAAGCTTGACAAGGTCATAAGCATGCTGAGCACACTGCTTGAAAAGAAGTCCGAAGACGAAAAGCCCAAGGACGAAAAGGAAAAAGAGACTGAAGAATTCAAAGAAGAGCTTGATAAAGAGCTTGATAAGCAGTCCAAGGTCCTCAGTGAAGAGGAAGAAGTCATTGAAGAAGAAGACTGCAAGGAGGCAAAGGACTTCATGTCCGTGCTTACTCCTGCAATCAATGGCATATCCGACAAAAAGCAGAGAGCCGCAGTTAGCGATGCCATCCTCAAGGCCCTGGGCACCGACTCCATGAAGGAGATGCTCAAGACCGCTGAGACTGCAGCGAAGAAGGCAAGCGACGCTGCATCAAAGACAAGTTATGAAGTGATATGCGAAGAGGCCCAGGCCGCTTACGCAGCACGTAATCCGCACATCAAAAAGGAGGCTTAATATGGCAAGTCTTACATTTACACAGAACATTGGAAAGACCATGCCTCACGGTATGGCAGGTAATTATGCCAGACAGTCTGACATGATCGTAAACACATTCCCTGCAGGTGGCACCGATCTGATCGTGTTCGGTACCCCGCTCAAGCTCAGCTCTGGCAAGGTTGTTGCTATGGGCGCTGGTGATGCTGCAGCTGATTTTATCGGCATCGCTGCATCTGAATTCAAGAGCGCCCTGGAATATCTCAACCAGGGTGTAGGCGCATACGCTCCTGGCGAGCCCGTGTCCGTATTCCAGAGAGGCGCTATCAATGCAAAGTGCCAGAAGGGTACCCCCGCATACGGCTCCAGCGTATATCTGAGAATAACCGCAAATGCATCCTATCCTACTGCAGTTGTTGGCGGCCTTGAAGCTGAAGCTGACAGCACCAACACCGTTGAGCTCAAGGCATGCAAGTGGATGGGCGCTGCAGATAGCAACGGCATCGCAGAGCTGAGAATAACCACATTCCCGAACGTGGGCGTAGTTAATGCATAGGAGGTAAACTATGGCATATCAGAAAATGAATGATTTTAACGCAGGCGTAATCTCCATGAAGAGCTCTGCCCCTGCAGGAATGACTGCCACTTTTGACGCTGAAGGCGTACAGGCTGGTGGTGCATTCCTTGTATCCGAGCTGGCAAAGAGAGATAACCTCATCCGTCAGCCTCTGGACAGCTTTACATATCCCAGAGACATCGTCATCGAGACTGGTGGCGGCTGGGCAGACTATGTTGAGGCCATGAGCGTTGGCTATGGCGTGACTGGCGGCTCTGGTGCTTCTCCTGTACAGGCAGGCGGCTCCAATGGTCTTCCCATCATCCAGGCATCCTATGACAAGGGCACATTCAAGGCTCACACCTTTGCCCTCGCAATGAGAGTAATGTGGCAGGATACCCAGAAGGCCAACTTTGTTGGCAGGTCCCTTGATCAGATCCTGCAGGACGGTATCAGAAAGACCTATGATAAGCACTGGGATCAGAACGTGTACGTTGGTCTTCCTGAGTATGACAGCACTGGTCTTCTCAACGATGCAAACGTAACCCAGACCACCGCTGCCAATGGTGCAGGTGGTACTGCTACATGGGCAACCAAGACTCCTGACGAGATCCTGGCCGATATCAACACCGCAATCGTGGACGCATGGGAGGCTGCAGAATATGACGAAAGCGCAATGCCCAATCATATCCTTATCCCCTATGCACAGTATGCTTACATCGCTACCACCAAGGTATCCAATCTGGCAGAAAAGACCATCCTGACCTATCTGCTGGAGAACAACATTGCAAAGGTGAACGGCAAGGATCTGTTCATTGGTGGCACCAGATGGGCAAAGGGCGCTGGTACTGGCAACACAGACAGAATGCTCGTTTACTGCAACGACAGAAGGTTTGTAAAGGCTGAAGAGCTTGTACCGCTCCAGAGAGCACTCACCCAGCCCAACGCTGCAAACTTCTGTTATGATACCGCATATGCAGCAAACCTGACTGAGGTAGAGATCTACTATCCTCAGACCATGCTTTACGTAGACGGCATATAGAGGCACACATGATATCCCTGCTCAGCAATGGGCAGGGATTTTTTGGAGGATAACATGTTTGTATATTCAAGAGCTAATGTAATTCTTAAGGGGCCAAAGGGAGAGCGCTGCAGACTCAAGGCTGGCATTATCGGTCCTGTTCCTGAGTGGGCAGCAAATACTCCATATTTTGAGGCCCTGGTTAAGGATGGCAAGATCGTGGCGACTGCAGGGAAGAAGGACTCTGTTATAGAAGCAGAGGTAAAGACTTCTGAGGTCAAGGAAAAGGCAAGGACCAAAGCAGCGATCAAAAAGGCCAATAAGGAATAGGAGGCCAGTATGAAGCCACAGTTTTACGGTGTAAAAGCAAGAGCATCCAACATAGGCTTTAAGACAGGGAATTATACTGAGGAAATGTTCAAAGCGGACTTCCCACAGTTTTTCGGTCCCGAAGGCGACTGCTGGGTCCCTGAAACGGTGCTTACTGAGCTCATAGCCCAGGCGAATAGCTCAATACAACCTGACAAGTGGCTTGAAGGCTGGAGGTATGCTTGCGGGCTTTACCTGGCCCACAACGCAACCATGTACCTTAGGACATTTCAGGAATCAACGCCATCAGCTCAGGCGGCTGCAAATTCTGGGCAGATTTTGGGAAACATCAAGAGCGCCTCACTGGGGGATGCGTCGGCTACATATGATGACGGGGCATCCTCTTCAGCAACGGCTGACTGGGGAGATCTTAATCTGACCACATACGGACAGCTCCTGGCGAATAAGGCCAAACTGATCGGGATGGGAGGCTCATACGTACTATGAACTTTGCAGATTGGTATACCGATACAGTCAAGGTAGAGAGACAGATTGAAACGCTGGACGGAGCGCTCACTCGTAAATCCTGGGAAACAGTATCTGAAAGAATACTGGGCAGGAGATACCGTGGTGGCGGGTCCATTCCTAGACTGAGGCAGACCGCTGCAGACTCATCGCAGTCTCATAAGCTGGCATGTGACGTTTCCGAGGATATCCTGGAGGGTGACAGACTGACAATAACCATTGGTGGGGCCCTTGGATATAACTCAGAGGTGATACAGGCCTTTGCAGGCAGCCCGCATAATTACTATGAGCCTTTTGGCGGCATAGCTCCACAGCTTACACATAAAGAGGTGGAACTCATAGAGGAGAAGCGGGTATGAACTTGAAAGAAGAGCTTATACGGGCCAGAGGCATGCTGAAAGCAGGCCCCGTGAAGGTCAGCCAGCTGGCGAAAGAGGCGACTTACGCAGCCATACGGGCAGCAGCGGAGGCTACACCTCCTGAAGAGGATAACCTTAGAGGCGTAAACACCCGCACAGGGCAGCTCAAGTCTCACTGGGCAGAGGATAGCATCACAGATCCTGTTTATAAAAATGGCACATGGGAGACCTATCTGAAAAACAATCAATACTATGCCTCATACGTCAATGATGGGCATAGGATGGACAAGCACTTTGTTCCTGGACTATACAAAAACCCGTACTCTGGATATCTGGAGTACGACGCAGCCTTAAGGGATGAAGTGGGCATAATGGTGGGCGTAAAAACGCAGTATGTAAAGGGCCGCTTTATGGCTGAGCGGGGAGAAGAAGCCTATAAGGACGCAGTGGATGCAGGCCTTAAGGCGCTGGCAAAGGAGATCGCTGGAGAATGATTTACACATTACCTCAAATATCAAAATCCTTGGCTAGTTATCTTGCCCCGTACTTTAAGGACGTTACTTTTTACGAAGACCCCATCGTGCAGGTGGAGAACCTCCCTGTGATGTTCCTGCAGGCCAGGAGCGCAAGCATCGAAAAGGGCACAGCTGGATATTATATCTGGACGCTTAGGCTGGATCTGGTGTACTTAATGCCCATGAACGGGCCAGAGCTACAGAGGCAGTATGAAACGGCTGCAGAGATCTTGGACATAGTAATGGACCACTTCCCGTACATAGCGCCCGATGAAAGCACCGCCATTGTACATGCTGAAAATCGCAACTGGAACATAGACCTTAACGAGCTGCATTACAAGTTTGATATTCAGACCAGAGTCTCAAAACAGGACATCGGAACGCTGATGCAATCCCTGGACCAAGACGTGGAGGTAAAAGATGGCTAAGAAAAAAGAGCCTAAGTACACAAGAGAGGCTATCCTCAGAACACCAGAATTCCTTGACAGTATTCAAAAGGACTTCTTAGTGGCACTCTTGCCGAAAGAAGAATACACACTATCCGAAGTTAGACAAATAATTACGGAGTTTTATCAGAAAGGACGTGAATAATAATGGCAGGTGGAACATTCACCGCACAGAATAAGATTAGACCTGGCGTTTATATCAGGTTTAACACTGCCAACACATCCAGCATCACTGCAGGCGAGCGTGGCATCGTCGCTATCTGTGAGCCTCTGACTTGGGGCCCCGTGGGCGTGGTCAATGAAGTAACCCCGATAAGCGATGTCACCGCTCTGACAGGGCACGACATTACGGCTACACAGAACAGGTTCCTTGCAGAGATCTTCAAGGGCACCAATAGAACTGCAGCGCCTAATAAGGTCCTGCTTTACAGACCTGCAGCATCTAGTACTGCAGCCGCATCTGCTACCATTGGAGACCTGACTGCAACTGCAAACTATGCTGGGTCCAGAGGCAATGATATCACCATCGTGGTTGTTGCCAATACCGACTCCACATACACCGTTGAGACCATCATCGACGGCTCTGTTGCTGACACTCAGACCGTGACTGCAATCGACGAGCTGGCAGCGAATGAATGGGTAACCTTTAGCGGCACAGGATCCTTTACTGCCACCACAGGCACCGCTCTGACTGGCGGCATTGATGGCACTATATCCGCATCCGCTTATACCACATTCCTGAACACCATCGAGGGATACCACTTCGATATCCTCTGCTATGACGGCGAGGACTCCACCGTCCTTACTGCTATGCAGAGCTTCATCAAGAGGATCGCTGACGAAGAGGGCAAGTATGCTCAGCTGGTTGTGGCTGGCGTTTCCAATCCCGATTCCAGGTTTGTGATCAACGTACAGAATGGCGTCACCCTGGACGATGGCACCGTTCTCACACCTCAGCAGGCTACATGGTGGGTTGCAGGCGTTGAGGCTGGCGCAAGATACAATGAGTCTCTGACTTATGCGACATATCCTGGAGCCACTGTTGCAACACCTTCTCTCACCAATTCTGCAATCATATCTGCAATTACTGCAGGCGGCCTGGTGCTCCAGTCCGATGATGGCGTGGTGAGGATTGAGACCGATATCAACTCTCTTGTGACCTATACCGAGACCATTGGCAAGGTATACAGGAAGAACAGGGTAGTACGTCTCTGCAATCAGATCGCCAATGACGTGTATGCTGAATTCGCCAATAACTTTATTGGTATTGTCAACAACAACGAAATTGGCAGGTCTCGTTTCAAGGCATCCATTGTTGGATATCTGACAGGTATCCAGGCCAATCAGGGCATCCAGAATTTCACACCCGACGATGTGGAAGTCCTGGCAGGTGAAGATATTGACGCTGTTGTGATCAACATCGCCATTCAGCCTGTGGATTCCGTGGAAAAGATTTACATGACTATCGAAGTAGCTTAGGAGGTAGAACATGGGAGCAGATAAGTATCTTCTCGCAGCCGATACCATCAACGGAGCTGAAGGACAGGTCTTTGTCACTTCAAACGGCAAAAATGTTGAGGTAGCAGGTATGCGCAACATACAGGTAAACGCCTCTATACAGAGCTCTGACATGAGGGTAATCGGTACCCGCAAGATTCAGGAGAAGCGCAACGGAGTAAAGCTGACTGGTACAGGCAACATTTACTATGGCAGCCCGCTTTTCACTGAAATGGTCATGAACTATGTAAAGACTGGCGTTATGCCCGAGTTTTCAATCCAGATCGTGAACAACGATCCTGCATCCTCTGTGGGCAACCAGAACATCGTATGCACAGGCTGCAGCCTGACAGGCGATATCCCCATCGCCATCCTGAACGATGAAGAGGCCATGCTCAACTATGACTTCAATTTCACCGTTTCGGACGTGAATATGCTGGAGAATTTCAACGAGCCCACACGTTTTGGAGGTAATTAATAATGGCAA